GGATCAAAACTTCCTACAACGCAACGATTCGAAAGAATTTTGCAGGAATTGGTTACGAATACGACGTTGTCCTTGACGCGTTTATTCCGCCAAAATGTCATGACGAAGCAACATTGGATTCAACAACATGTCAATGGAATTGTGGAAATGAGGAACATTATGTTCGTTTATCCTGACGGTACAAATGCCAGGTTGATCGAAGTCGCAGCAGCTGAAGTCGGCACGATCGAAGAAGGCGACAATCTGACAAAGTACGGCAAATTTACAAAATCAGACGGTTTGCCCTGGTGTGGCAGTTTTGTCAATTGGTGTGCAGCGCAAGCAGGTGTCAAGATTCATTCAGTCGTCAGCACTGCAATCGGCGCACATAAATTCAAAGAAATTCAACGCTGGTCAGGCATGCCACAATTAGGTTACCTGGCATTCATGGACTTTCCACATGACGGCGTTGATCGAATCAGCCACATTGGAATTGTTGTTGGTTTGATTGATTCCAAAACTTGCGTCACAATCGAAGGCAACACCAGCGGGACAGGCGACCAACGCAATGGCGGCATGGTCATGGTGAAGGTTCGGTCATACGGTGAAGGTAAGGAAATCGTGGGTTTTGGCATTCCAAAGTTCGTGCCGTACAAGGGCGAATTTCCAAAGGTGCCCGTGTTAATCGAATCCGCACAAAAATCAAAGAAGGAAGTGAAAAAATGGAACAAGCCAAAGCCTTAGCCGCTTCGTGGGGTAGAAGTTTTATGGCGGCAGCCCTAGCCTTATTTTTGGCGGGCGTGACTGACCCTAAGACCCTTGCAATGGCGGGTGCAGCAGCAGTCGCACCAGTGATTTTGCGCTGGTTAAACCCCAACGACAAAGCCTTCGGTTCTACGGGGAAGTGAACCGTCGATTCGCAGCGGCTGGGTTGGTTTGGGCACTTGCACTAACCCAGTCCGCTTGCGGGTATCAGGGGTGGACACGTTATGAATGCCAAGAATTCGACAACTGGGGAAAAGCGCATTGCCAAAAACCGCAATGTCTCCCGACTGGAACATGCACTGACGACCTACTTGGAATTGAATCGGAACAAACCCGCACGCCGTAAATCACCCGAAGAAGTCCACGCGCAGCTGATCTTGATTATTGGTTCAACCCTTGCAGCAGTGTTTTTGGTTGTAACGGTTGGCATAACCTACGCATTGATTTTCGTCACCCAACCAGTCAGCGCGCAAGCACCCAATGACGCAGCATTTATTGATTTATTGAAAACCCTGGCAATTTTCTTGACTGGTTCATTGGGCGGTGTGCTTGCTGGCAATGGACTCAAATCAAAGCCAAAGCCGCAAGACACGCCGACAAACACGCAAGGTTCTTGACCGCGCGCCGATCATGCGTCACCCTGAGTTCAGGTGGTAGCCCTACCGCCAAGAATCGGGAGAATTCAAAATGGTACTTGATCTACTAGACCCGCAAACGCTGGGTCGTTTGGTGCTTGTCATCATTCTTATGGTGATTTCAGCCGCTGCGGGATACGCAAAAGGCTTCAAAGAAGGCAAGCGCGAAGGCATGGCACGACGTAAAGCAATCAGCCGTCACTTATCAAACAAGGTGGCTGACTAATGGCGGGCTTCCTGGACAACTACGAAGACGTAGCAGCACGAATCAAACGCTTTTGGGAAACACACCCGTCAGGGCGTATTGAAAACAACATTGTCGAATTCAATGCTGACAAGGGTTTCATACTAGTTCAAACCCAAATTTTCAAAGAGTACGAAGACCAAAAACCGTCAGCAATCGATTACGCATACGGCAACGTTGCAAAATACAATGTTCAAATGGCGCGTTTTTTCGTAGAAGATACAGTCACGTCCAGCATTGGACGCTGCATTGGTCTTTTACTGGGTACGGACAAACGCCCAACCCGTCAGGACATGGAAAAGGTTGAAACGATCAGCACGACCGTTGCCAAATCAACGGCTGACCACTATGACCCATGGACAAAGAAGTTTGGTGACGTGCCTAGTTACAAGACCGCAGCTGAAGCCGAACAGTCAGGTATTCCGTCATTGGGTTCATCAATGGACGAAATAGCCAAAACCCTGGGTGGGCAATTGGTCGAAGAAGCACCGCAGTGCAGCCACGGTCACCGCATTTGGAAGCAAGCCCACGAAGGCGCACCAAAAAATTGGGGTGGGTATTTCTGCACTGAACGCACAAAGGCAACGCAATGCGCGCCTGCCTGGTACGTCCTAGCAAGCGACGGAAAATGGAAGCCCCAGGTATGAGCGACTTAGTGGAAATCATTTACCCACAAAGCATGACGGCAAGACTGCTGCAAAACGGTGAAGTGATCGCCGAATACAAAGTCGAGCAATGCGACGGGTGTGCGAAGTTGTTGAAACTTGACCCATTTGGTTACAAGATCGGGCAGGCAGGCGAAAAACTTGCTTGGTTGTGTGGTGAGTGTCGGTGAAAATGACATTGACCCGTGAAGAAGAAACCGTGTGCATGCTCGCAGCGGTCAAATTGCAGGTGGACAATCGTAAATTCATGGACAACCCACAACGTCACCAAAAGGAAATGGGAACGTTTGAATACCTGGTTGAATCGGCTGAAGCAATCGGCAGCGAATGGGTTGTTGCCAAATACTTCGACCTGCCATTCAACCCGTATGAAAACAAATTCAAAACAAAGGCTGACGTAGGCAATGCGATCGAAGTGCGGTGGACAAAGTACGTTGCCGGCCAATTGATCGTTCATGAGTACGACAGACCCAACGACATTGCAGTGCTAGTCACTGGTCAATCGCCCCACTATTTCATTGCGGGTTGGATTCCCATTGCAATGGCACAACGCCCGAAGTATCGACACAGTAAGCAACCAAATTGGTGGGTCACTCAAATCAATCTTCAGCCAATCGAGAATTTAAGGAAATCCAACTATGGACAAAGTGCAATTTGAATGCAGAATCTGCAAGAAGATCACGGTGCAGCTGATTCACAAAATTACCGACAACTTGCCCCAGGGTGTCGAAGTAATTCAATGCACGAAGTGCGAAGTCATGGGGGTTGCACAGATAAGGGATTCAAATGCCAATCTATGAGTTTGAATGCACGGTGTGCAAAATCCGTGTTGAAGTGGATAGATCAATCCACGACGAACGCAATCCAATCTGCTGCGGTGAAAACATGAGTCGCAGGTACTCAACTTTTGGCATTTCATTCAAGGGTGAAGGCTGGGGACACCAATGAAGATTCTCAACCTTTACGCTGGCATTGGCGGAAATCGCAAATTCTGGGGCGACGAACATGAAATTACTGCCGTTGAGTATGACGCAGACATTGCAAAGGTGTACGCAGATCACTTTCCCAATGACACGGTTATTGTTGCCGACGCGCACCAATACCTGATCGACCATTTCAATAAATTTGATTTCATTTGGTCGTCACCGCCTTGTCAATCACATAGCAGCTTCAGACAAAACATTGGGGTGCGATTCAGGGGTGTTCAACCAATCTACGCTGACATGAAGTTATGGCAAGAAATCATTTTCCTTCAATACAATTTCAAAGGTCAGTGGGTTGTGGAAAACGTAAAGCCGTATTACACGCCATTTGTGCCACCTACGGCAGACCTGCAACGTCATTACTTTTGGGCTAATTTCGACATTGGCAACCTGGTGTTCGAAAAGGACAATTTACGGGCTGCACAGATACCGCAGCTGCAGGAATTGCACGGGTACAACCTGGACGGCTACAAACTGCCAAACAAACGCCAGGTGCTTCGCAATTGTGTACTTCCAGCATTGGGCAAGCATGTATTCGATCAGGTGACACAATGAATAGTTATCCACAGAAGTTATACACAGGTGCAAAAAGGTTGTGGGACACGCCCAACGCCATGCGTAAGTTATTCATTTACTTGACAGGCGCGGTACGATCTAATCGCTTGAAGCGCGCCGCTGAGGCGGTGAGCGCGCGAGGGCGAATCGATCTAATGGGCAAGGTTTATGCCATAACGGCAGTGCTTTCAATAACGGGCATACCAGCAGCTGAATCAGCAAACTATTCAATAGATCATTTGAAACTTTATGCACATTCAAGAATCCTGGATTACAAGGAATTCCAGTGCTTTAACAAGATCATCACAAAGGAATCACGTTGGTCATACCTTGCCCGTAACGGGTCGCACTATGGTCTAGGGCAGATGAGATCGAAGCATTACCGTGACCTTGACCCATTCAGACAGATAGACGCAACAATCAAATACATAACAGTTCGTTATCAAACGCCATGCAAGGCATGGGCATTTCATGGTGAGCGTGGGTACTATTGATGAGCGCACTCAAAGGCAATGGGTCAACGGCGAAGTGGCGCAAGATTAGGCAGCGTATCCTTCAACGTGACGGTTACACTTGCCAGCATTGTGGACAAGAAGGCAATTCAGTCGATCACATCATTAGCAGGCTTCAAGGCGGTTCAGATGATGAGTGGAATTTGCAGACATTATGCACACCATGCAATTCAAGCAAGGGTGGGCGGTTTTTTAGTACACCTGGGACAC